GTCCTCTAATCACGTCTACAATAAATAGCTGATCGTTTTCGTCGATACCCGCTACCATTCCAACGGAGTAGTCGTTCCTATCTTTCTTACCGATCGCCAGATCCCACGCGCAGTAGTAGCGCATACGGTCTACATCTACATCGTCATTATCAAAGTACTGAATCATGCCTCTAGTAAAGTAATCACCGTCGTCCGCAACCGGGTTCTGCTGGTACAGCGCTGACCAATCTCTAGGGCCAACCGCTTTTCGTATCCTGTCTAGGGCTTTCTCGTCGTACCGCTCTTTGTGCAGTGCGTCGCCCGCTACTCGAAACTCTTCATCTTCTTCTGCGATAGCAGGGTAGCTAACAACTTCCCACTCATCACCGCCATCTCCGCCTGCTTTTAAAAGGCGCCCTGCCAAATCATCATCGTGCCAACGAGTAAGAATGACGAGCACACCACCACCGGGTGCAAGCCGTGTGTATGCGGTTGAGGTGTACCAATCCCAGTTACTATCTCTATTATTCTGGCTTTCAGCGTCTTCGCGGTTTTTAACAGGGTCGTCAATAACAAGTACATGTGCTCCTTTACCAGTAATACCACCGCCCACACCAGCAGCAACGAAGCCACCGCCGCTAGTGGTAAGCCACGCTTCTGCAGACTGGCTGTCAGGATCAAGTCGCGTTTTAAACGCAGTTTTGTAGGTAGGCTCACGCAATAGCTGCCGAACTTTTCGACTGAACCCCATAGAGAGCGAACCTGAGTAGGAACACGCAATAAATTCGTGGTCAGGATGTCTACCCAAGTGCCAAGCAGGGTAGCCAATAGAGGCAAGCGTGCTTTTTCCATGCCTTGGTGGCATAAAGAGCATAAGTCTTGGCGATTTTTTCTCGGCCACGTCGTTAGAGAACTTCTCAAGACGGCGGCAGATGTCTTTATGTACCCAACCAGCCGAATAATCGGGGTTAAATCGCTCGATGAAGGGGAGGAGTCGCTTTCTTGTGAGGAATCTGAGGGCGAGTTCTGCCTTTGCCTTGTCTTCAACAGATGGTTCTTCTGTTTCTGTGACAGCTTCTTGGATTTTATCTGGGTCTGGTAACGCTTCTGCATCATCTGCCTTGCAATACACACAGAGACCGTCGATCTCGCTAGAGTAAAGCGTCTCGGGGTGCATGTTTTTGCACCTACGACATCTTCGCTTAACGATATCTGCGGTCATTTGTTAATAAGAGCGCATCTTTTTAGCAGCGGGCTTCTTTTTGGGCTTAGCTTTAACCTTGGGGGCAGGCTTCTTCTTAACAGGCTTCTTTTTCATTCCGTACATAACTATTTCGCCTTCTTAACTGGTTTCTTTTTGGGTGCGGCTTTCTTTTTAGCAGCGGCTTGCATCTTTAGTGCAGCTATAGCTTCGGCGGAGCGCTTAGGCCCCATCGGTGCGCTGATCGCGGCCCGTGGTTTTTTCTTCGCGCCTGATTTCACCGGCTTTGTTGAGCCAGAGGCTTTTGCGGCTGCGATTGCTGCAGCTTTCATCTGAGCGGGAGTCATTGCTTTCAACTCCTTTTGCCTAGCTGTAAGTTTCTTCCCAGACGTACTTTTCATTTTCTTTCTAGATAAGTTTTTATAGGGCATAGTTATTCACTCGTAGGTTCTAAATAATCGGTTGTTTTACCTGCTATCTCTAACAGCTCTTCATCAGACAATCGCTCTAGCTGCTTAGCGGTCTGGTTCAGATTAATGTTTACCTGTACAGCAGTGTCGGGGGTGGCTAATCCATGTAGCTTCACCAAAGAATCTACTGTGTTCTTCATTTCCGTAGCGGTAGCCGACGATGTGTAGGCCTCCATATACATAGAGTGCGCATTCTGCCGCTCAAACTTAACTTCCTCGCGCATCTGCTCGCGAAAATACTGCAATGCCTGCTTAACTGCGGGACGTTTTGCCGCTTCATATGCAGTTTGGTGGCTGGCATAGCCCGCCGCACGGCCAGAAGCAGCAATAGTCATGCCACTGGCTATAAGAGTCACCAGCTTTTCTTGCTGGACGGTTAGCTCTCCTAACGTCAGACCCATATATGGCATCTGGGACTGGAAATCTGTATGGGCGCTTACAGTTTCAGTGGACGAGGGAGAGGTGTCCGCGTCGTTCGTCGCTAAATTCATCGCAGATTTTGTCATCCAGATACACAAATAAAGGGGCGCTGTTGCCAAGACCGTCTATACCCACGGTATAAAGGTAGTCGTGCAACGAGTCGGCACCGAAACCATTTTCCACTAGTAAAGACTCAGCTTTTGTAGCGTCATATACCAACACTTCGGTGCTGCCGTTAAGGCCTGTGCCGATAAGTGCTGCGTCTAAACCTTCTATTGCAATCATTTCTAGTTCCATAACGGGATATTAGCATCACTAATAATTAATCACAAGAATGTTGATAAATCGTTTTGATCCACCAGTAAAACATGTCTGTTGACAGCGTGTGACGGAGTATATTAATGCGGTAACAGACTAAATGTATGTTGCCGGGGACGTATCCTTGTTTCTGATCGATCCTGTCTATCGATGCATTGAACTCTTTGGCGCCTGCACCGTCTCGATGGTGTGTCATCTGTACGCCAGACAGTGCGCATTTGCCGGACTGCACTTCCCACAGACCAACTACGTAGTCCGCTGACACGAGCCAGTCCATTGTTTGCTTTCGTTTGGACCGACTCTGGTTATGCAGCTGTGTTAGGTACTCTGTATAAGAGCTTGACCAGCGTTTTCGTTTTTTTCCGGCGCAGCAATTCTTGCAAGCGTTGCGCGCTCCGTCTTTAGTACTCTCGAAAGCGTCAGCT